GAGGCACCGCCTCTTCCTTACCGTCAATTTTGACGGTGAAAGTGGGTGGCTCGTCTGGTTGCTTGCTTTCCTCGCTTTCATCAGACTCGCTGGACGCTTCAACTTCTTCGGGCACTTCGCCTTGCTCACCCGCTTCCGCTTCAACGTCCCCTGACGCCTCAACCTCATCGGTTTCGGCTTGCGCCTTCTCTGGTGCCTGTTCTCCGCTTTCCTCGGCAAGCAACGCTTCAAAGGCTTGTGCGGCTTCCCGCACACTCATGGCGGCATTATCCGCCAAAACTACATTCTCGTCACTCATTGTTTCCTCTTAGATTTCGGCTCGCTTGCGCATGCGATCAATCGTCATGCGCGTGAGCGTGCCATCGCTGATTGCACTTGACAGATATTGTTGCACTCTGTCCAGTGCTTTGAATTCAAAATGGATGCGTTCGCGTGCTTCCGTGGTTTCCGCCATAGCCCAATCATCAAGCAATTGCTGGCGGATACCCATCCACGCATCCTTGTACAGATTACTTTCTAATATGCGTTGCGCTTCGTGAGCGCGCTTAATCTTTTCTTCGGCTGTCATTGCATCGGCTGCACGGCTTGCGCGATTGCATCAAGTTGCATGCGCTCACGATCCATATTCACTTTGGCGTCAATCTCTGCCTGTGTTTGAGCAAGGCTTACGCCATACTTAAGTTCCATCTCCTGGCGTCTTAGCACACCATCTTGCGCGATGCGATCACGTTCACGATCATCGGCGCGGATCATCTTCTCGCGCTCAAGGGCAAGCTCGGCAGCTTTCTTTTCAATGTCAGCCTGGATTGCCTGAACCTGCACCGCGGTAAGTGCCTCGGACGGATCTGGACGCGGTTGTTGTTGCGGAGGACTGTAGTCTATGGGCAACTGATTGATAAATTGCGTTGTGTCCTTGTATCCCGCCAACTCGATAATCTTGGTAAGCGTTCCTGCGTACTGACCAACTGTCACTAATGGATTGTTTGGCCCAAGACTTTGCAGGATTTGCTCTTGCTTGGCGGCAATGGCTTGCAAGAATTGCAAACGCTCATCGCTATTGCCCGTTCCAAGCCCAACGTTAACGCTCACATCCATCATGGCGTCCCACCCGCGCGGATCAACCTCGATCCACTGGTTGCGCAGACGGACAACACGAGGCTTATCTTGGTTTTGCGTGATCAGGCGCAGCAATCCCTTAAATAACCGCTTCATGCCAATTTCGGCAAAAATGCGCGCAATCAGTTCAATGTGTTGCTGCGCGGCTTGCACGGTGGCTTGAACCGCCAAGCGCGTTGTCGATTGCAGGGCATCAGCGTTAAGGCCCATGGACGCTTTAGACATGCCAGTGCGCGCTTCTTTAACCTGATCCATGTACTCGATCATGGAAAATGCTTGCTGACCAACGAATGGCGTTGAGAATGGCTGCACCATGCCTGGTGCGCGCATCCTAATGATTGCGCCGTTCTCATTGTTCAGCACGTCATCCATGTTCACTTGGCCTTCCACAACCGCGGTGCGCGGGTGAATGGATTGCGCCAACGAATCAAGCATGTTGCGAAGAATCACGGACTTGATGCGCTGGATGTCCATCGTGACATCGGCTGTTGACATGCCAAAAAATGTATGCGGTTCAGGATCAGGCACAAAGTAAGTAAACGGAATATCGTCAGCGGGTTCGTTCGCCACGATCTTGTAAGACGGGCCCATGGTGCAAATCTTGCGTAACTCGGCAAGCCCATCACCATCCATATCCATGCGGATATAGGCTTCCAGGTACAGGATTCTGCGCTGCGCGGGATTGTTGTCGCTCTCGCCAAACATCATTTGCGCTGGATTGCGGGCAATGCGCTCAATGTTTGTGTCTAGCTCATCCTCACCCGTATTGGCTTCAACCTCTTCCTGGTCATAACCCATGGCAATCAGTTCGCTAACCGTTGCCAACTTGCGATGCGCCACAATGTCAGCGTCATCAAACGTGCGGGCGCGTCTGTCAATGATGAACTCTTCAGGCGCAAGCGATTCAACGCGAAACTTCTTGTGCGTAATGCGGCGGCTTACTTTGACTTCGTGAACTAACACGGTTGGCGTGAGTTGCTGGCCGGTGATCGGATCAATAATCGGTGGTGGCGCGTTGGGATCTGGCTCGCTTTGCAGGTCAACCATTTCAACGCCATCCTGACTAAGCAGCAACGTTAGCTGCGCATCATCCATGCCGGAATATGACTCGTTTTTGATCTCGGTGCGCTCGTCAACCCACCACTTGATCACACCCGTTTTACGCACCAAAGCGTCTTTGAAGGCCGAGTGAAGCGTAACGAAGAAATTATTATCCTCGTTCAGAATGTATTTCACATAGTCCGTGGCTTGCTCTGCCATCGGCACATCTTCTTTTGAGCGCGGAATGTACTGAACGACGTTCTCGCTACTAAAAAATATGCGCATCAGGCTTGGCAAAATAGCCTGTACGGTGTCGCGCACATCCATCGAAACAACCTGGCTGCGCCCCTCTTCCTCATCGCCAAAAGGATCGCCAAAGTAATACTCAGTGGCTTTGGCGCGTAAGTTGCCGATCTCTAAGTCAATAAAGTTAACGGCATCCGTGAGTTCAGCGGCAACGATTGCCTGAACTTCAGTATCGTCCATGGCTTGCCCAGACTTCGCGCCGGTTTCGAGTTCCGTTTCAATGTCCATAGCTCACCATTTAACCTTGTTTGCCCAATATGCCGCGCTCATTTTACCCTTGGCGATGTTGGCTGCGTGACGCGCTTTGAATGCTTCGTTACGCTTTGACCCTTCAGGACTGCCGCTTACGCCTTGTTGCCCGAAACGGATCAGCTTGACCTCATCACCCGATTTCGCCAAAACAGCATGGCTTTTTGTGGGGTGGCTTGGCGTTTTCTTTGGCTTGTTGTAACCGGAAAACGTTTCTGATCCTCGCTTAATCACGCCATTCAACCTTGTTGTGGGAAGTTTGACCGATAGAAACGCATAGCTTGCATTGAGCGTCGACTATCTTGGGTTCGTGTGATGGGGCCGCCAACAAGCCATGCGTCGCATGTTCTTGCCGCGGCGCACTTGAAATGGAAGAGTTCGCAATAACCGAGGTTTGCGGCTTCTTGAACAACCTCCTCAAGATCCACGTCCATGCCTTCATCATGGTTTTCTTCGCCTTCCATGGCGGCGTTTTCAGCGTCGCCTTCGTAATCGTCGTCGCTTTCTTCGTCGCTTTCTTCGCCATCTTCGCCGTGCATACCGTCTGTGATGCACTCGATCATTTCTGGCGTCTGAATAAACGCTGCGCAATTACCGCAACGCATGCTCATGGCTTGCTCTAAGTCAGTGTTCCAAGTCTTTGATTTTGCTTGCCAAAATTCATCGTTTGGCATTTCAGGATTAGCAGGGCCATAACCCACATTGGCAAAAGCCCAATTCCTGTTCTTTAGGTTCGCCAGTGCATCCGTGGTTTCAATAGGGCATTGCATCACATCGGCTTCCGCGTGATCCCTGCCTCGGAGAGCGCAATCGCAACGGCTTGCTTGGGATTCTTGACCTTCGGACCTTCCTTGCTACCCGAATGAAGTTTTCCTGCTTTGTATTCCTTCATGACTTTACTGATCTTTTTCTCGGCTTTGGTTTTCATGGAATGATGTCCGTGATGGTGACGTGAAACGAATGATTGTGGCCAGAAATGATTGCCACTTTATCGCCAGGCTGAACAGCAACGTATTCGTTGGTGTAAGCAGGAATAATCGGGTGATCGGTGGTTGCCGTGGGATTGGCGCCGGTATTGAAGTGCAAATGCTTGCCATCGTCCGAGCCATTGGAGATTCGCATGAGCGTCACGCCGGTGCCGGCTGCGTGCGATTGCTGGCTTGTGTCTGACGTGGTGAGCATCGTGGTTGTGCCAAATTTGCCCACCATCGCCGGAAGCAACTGACCTTGTGAGTCACGGACAATCTTGCTCATTTGGATCTCGCAGCGCGCATGTTGTCAACAAGATTCGGATAAGGGCGACCTGCTGACTTCGCCATGGCTTTAGCGGATGCTTTCTCTTTCTTGGATAGCTTGTCGGGCTTTCCAAGGCTTTTTGGACGTGGCTTGTCCCAAACGGGTTTGGCTTTCATGCGCAAACCCTATCTGAAGACTTGAAAAAAATCAAGATGCGTGTTAATCGCCACAAAAGCAAGACATCGCCTCCTCATCGTCGCCAAACATGTCGGTCTGTTGCTCGCTGAACTTGAGCATCTGCGCGTAAGAAGGATGATCTTCTCTGAACAAATTGCCTATTTTTTGCTCTTGCTTTACCCACCATATCGCCCGACTGGGTTTTTGTTTAATCAAACTGAATTTATGAGCTGCCGTTTTCATAAAGCAAAGATCACAATTACCCAATAGCGCGTTACCGTTAACAGTCACCAGTTTTAAGTCAAACGATTGAGATTTCCAAAAATCTTGAACGTGCGAAGTAGCAATTCCCGCCGTGGCTAACGGCATTTCTTTGCCATCTTGCTTAGCCCTTATGCGAGCAACTCTGCGTTGTTCATCAGCGCGAACACCGACAAAGGTCATGTATTCATCCCAACCTATTGACTTTAAGTAACGGTCAATGGTGTTGATCTTAAGTTCTGATGTGCAAAATCGAGCAAAAGTATTAGGAAGGTAATTTTTCTTTTGAATAAGCGCATCAAAAGGATTCCCATCTCTGTCCGCTGTCGCAAAGTCAACTTGCTTGAAATAAGGCTTGTCGGGTTCGTATTCCAGCCAGTGAACCTTTACGCCCCAGTGTTTTTCGCAGTCATGCACAAACTCTAGCGTCGCTTCATCTTCCTTGCCCGTGTTGGCAAAACAAACAATCGCGTCATCAGGCAAACCATTGTTAGATTGCAAGACACGCCAAAGCATGTAAGCACTGGTGCGCCCACCGCTAAAGCTAATGCAGGTAGGCTCTGTGATTTTGAATGGATCATTCACCATTAAGCCTTTTGAGTAACTCAATGCACTCGTCAAGCAATTTGTCGGACTCTTCGAGCAACTCTTTGGCCATTTCGTTGCACACTTCCATTCTGACTTCAATCGGAATGTTCTCGACTAAGTTATTGACTGTGGCTTTGATCGCCATTTGCTCCAGGTTCATCCTTGTCCTTTCAATAGTTCAGCGGCATCCATGTAACCGTTTTTCTCCAGCACCTCAATGCAATGGTTTAAGCGCGCTTCGCTTGCCACAAACTCAATTTGCGCCGCAAAGATAAATAGATTCTCTGCATGCTGATCAAACCCCGTATTCCTGGCAATGCCCATCACATCGCCAATCGTTAAGTCTTTCATTTCAATGCACCTTTTATATGTTCAGGCACCTTGGGCAATGGCGCCCAGGCAATCGCCCATGTCTCCCATGTTCCGATCACGCAAACACCGCCAGGCGTTAACAGCAACATTTTCACGCCTAGCGGTGGTGGATCATCAGTGGGCGTGCGCCATACGGCCTGGCCTGCAAGGTAGTCTTTCACGCCGCCCTTATGCCAAACGGGTTATGCCAAAGCACTTTCTCTTTAGGCTTACGCGGCTTAAAGGTCTTGTATTCTTCTTTCACTTCAAAGTAATTCACAAAGGTTTTCTTCCATGGAACATCAATATCTTTGATCCCCTTGGTCTTCACAACAAGATCATCTGCCGCCAATTCGGACATGAGTTGATCAACCCTTTTCGTTGTTATGTCGAACTTCTCAGCCAGGTGCCAAGCGTTGACAGGGTTCTTTAACCCTTTCAGGTAATCAAAGATCATCTTCTTTCTTGTTTCCTTAAACATCTTTGCGTGACTTGCCATTTTCTTTTCTCCTGTTAAACAACTGCCCTCAAGTTCCTCTTAATTGGCTTACCCCACTGCGAGTTGTAAGCCTTCCCGTACAACGCGGTTCCTGCTTCGCTGGCAAAGGTCAACGCCAATGCGTCAGCCATATCGGGTGAACCCATGCCGCGCTTGCGCATCTCATCTTTGCTTTCAAGTTTCATCTT